ATTCATAGGTGCACAAGGTGATCAGCCATATACTGGGACAGATCGACAAGATCAGAGAAGGCAGCAAGCCTCTCAGTTAATGGGGTCTTCACAACCTCAGGCCGCAACTTCAGATCCTACACAGGGACTTTCAGGCGAAGCGTTATACAACGCAATGGCTGATTGATATTCTGTTCTTGCTCTACATTAACTAAATTTTATAACAATATAATAGAGTAAGATAATGGCTACAACGTGGACAGGTGGATTAGCAACTGCTCATAATCGAGGCGGTACGGGTGCAAGCCCTATGGCTGGAACCATGAAATATGGTTCTCTCGATGAGACAGAGGCATTTAAAATCCAGAAGAAATTTTTATCAATAGCGAAACGATCCATGATAATGGCTCGATTCGCACAGAAGGAAACGAAGGCTCAGAAAGAGGGGCTTGAGGTTAGATGGAAGCGTTTTGAAAAATTCGCTCTGCCTATGGTTCCATTGGCTGAAGGTGTTAAACCCCCAGCCGATACATTGTTGCAGACAATCATCAAGGTAAAATTGAATCAATATGGTTCATATGTTGCCACCACTGATGTATTAGTTGCAGCAGCGACTGATCCTATTATTCAACAAGTCACAGAACGGCAATCTATTCAGGCTGCCGAGCTTATGGACTTCATCACATTTCTACATGCACGTTCAGGTACTCAGGCAGCTTATGCTGGTGGTACTTCACGAGCAACAGTAGATCAAGAGATTGGTGGAACAGATGGCGATGTAGCATCGGGCCACTCAACAAATCTTCTTGATACGGCAGTTCGCACACTGGAGTATAATGAAGCTCGCAAGATTGCGAAGCAGATGACTCCTTCCGCCAAATACAATACTGAACCAGTACCTGAAGCATATGTTGCTGTGGGTCATACTGATTTACGTAAGGATATTGAGAAACTTCCGGGTTTCATTCCTTATGTTAAGTACAGTAATAATGGTCAGCAAATGCTACCGGGTGAACTTGGTAGTGTTGGCGTAATTAGATTCGTACTCACAACTCAAGCAGCTCCCTTTGGTAAGCAACCAGATGGAACTGAGATTAGGGATACGAATATCTCCCATACTCAGGGTTCATATACTCCGGGTTATGGTTCGCCAGTATTTGGTCAGACTGTAACACAGGCTTCTCAGACTGTTACTGATGCCAGTAATTATGGTGAAGCAGGAGCAGCCGAAGCAGAAGAGATAGGAGCATTAGTTGCATCTTTGAAGCTTGTTACAAATGCATCAGGGAATACTGTACAGGTATATCCAATTGTTATTTTCTCAGCAGAATGCATAGGGTGTGTATCACTCTCTGGTTATGATGCTGTGATTCCTAAGGTCGTAATGCCACAACCGGCAGTTACTGATCCTTTGGGACAATCGGGTTCAGTTGGATGGAAGAGCTGGTATGCTTGCCAGATCCTCAATGAAGACTGGCTGTATCGTATCGAGTGTGGAGCATCTACTATTAGTTAATAGAGGTGAATGACACAACGATTTCAGGGGTGGGTTCCGCCTGCCCCTGTCTCAGAGGCGATAAGGGAAACGGGTATAATTGAAATCACTCATCTAAACTTTGATGGTGGTAATGATACTCTAATTACTAACGCTTACTATGATCACTATCTTTATCCGAATACTTTACCGGAAAGAATATCAGTTATATTGACTGAACCATTCTTGGGTGTAGCGGCAGATATATGTGTAGGGAGAGTGAGTAGAGTAAAGGAAGAAAAGGAGTTATATTTAAAATGGGTTGGGTTACCGCAGGAACCATTTTCGTTTCAGCAGCGTCCAGAATCCATGTTTCTTCCACCGGACGGATCTAATAAAACGATCCGATTAACAGTCAGATTAAGGGGCAATGATCCTCCTACTTCTGGCAGAATTCTATTTTTTATTAAAACGAGAGCAATGATATGAGTGGCGAATTAGCAGGAGGATTACTTCCTACAGGAGAATATGGACATCAGATTAATAGTCCAATGTACGATTCAGGTCGCAGACAGAATGTATCTGTCCATAAAACCTTCCAGAAGGATATGGCTATTGAAGTTGGTAAGGACTTAAAAACACCTGAGGGATGGGGAGTTGTAGTAATTGGGTATGGTGATGATCCATCTCAGATGGGGCCGGTTACTGTTACGCATAATGATTGGGTACTAAGGTTCCCTAGGAATTCCCGTAGAGCTATACCTCCCGGTCATTTCAGTGTGCTTATGGATGCAATAGAAACAAAGTACCATCAGGCTCAGGAAGGCTCACCATTAATTGGTTATGATGTTTGTAGGTATAATGTGCAGGTATTAAAGAGTCCTGCTTCCATAAAGATTGATAAGGATAAGGTTAATGCACAGTTAGAAAGAGTCGAAGTTGCATGATTGATTTAGTTGATATTAGATCAAGGGCAACAACTGTTCTTCAGGATACAGGATATATCCGTTGGACTAAGACTGAATTAAATAATTATATTCATGATGCAGTCTTAGATCTTGTTAGGACTATCAGGTTACCTGTAGAAGATAGTGATGTGCTTATTAGTGCTGCCAATTATAAGGTGGCACTTCCTTCTACGCTTATGGGTATAAGTGGGGGTTCAATTAGTGGTAGAGAATTACCAGTAGTTACAACCTCTGAGATGAAGTCACTTAATGCAGAGGGAAGACTCCCAGCCACCACGAAAGAGGGGGAGTATTCTGTGACACAGATATTTGGTAATCCATTATATAATTCGATAATAGATTGGACAACTGTTACAGGTACACCGCAAGCACTTGTGATTGACCAGAGATCATCAGGAACTATAAGGATCTGGCCTATACCAACTAAAGAAGAAACATTAAAATTAACAGGAACATCTCGTCCACCCAGAATGAGTGATGAGGTTCCATACCAGTACTCGGATACAACAGCCCCCTCTAATCCTGTAGTAAGGATAATAGTTACAACCTTGCAGGGTTGGATAGATGGTACGTCAACAGATTTAGTTGATGATAACAGCTCATCATTGCTTTTTGATTCTACAGAACAGACTATTACTAACGGAACAAGTGTGTTTGATGTTTCATCAACTGATTACAAAACCACATGTGATATAGATCCAGTATGGGTGGATGCACTTACATATGGAACATTGGAAAGGGCATATCTAAAGGAGCATGATTTAAGGAATGTTGAGAAGAGTGGATATTTTATGAATAAGAAAATGCAACTTATAGCAGATGCTCATCGTGTTGAACCATTAAACCCTGCTTCTATAACTGGTGGGGTAAACTTAAATAGAATGATAGTGAGGAGATAATGGGAGTAAGTATAAAATTTAGGAGAGGAACTGCTACAGAACATGGTTCGTTTACTGGTTCAGAAGGAGAGATTACTGTCCTGAAATCGGCAGACTCAGCAGATGGAAATCCTTGGAGATTAAAAGTTCATGATGGAGCAGCAAGTTACACAGTCCCAACAATAGATAGTGCAGATTCTTTAACTAATAAAACTATGACGAGTCCAAAGTGGGATGGAACAATTAGTGATACATCAAGTAATTCATTAGCCAGCATCACAGGAGGCCAGATAGTTTTTGCAGATGGAGCAGTAATATTAAACAATGCAGATGTTATTGATCAGGCCGCAACAAAAACTTTAGAGGCAATGATGGAAAGAGTTGCCAGAAAAAATCAAATGATTCTAGGAGATTAATATGGCAGAAAGATATATGAGGTATGCAGAAAATTGTTTAGCTGGTGTTGAAAAAACTATATTCACATCACCTGCAAGTGATGATGCAACTCCAGCAGCAGCCGATTCAGTTATAATTGGATTTTACGTGGCATCAACTTCAACAGAGTCTAGTGAATTGACAGTTACGTTAACCAAATATTATGATGCATCAGTTGTTAAGTTAGCAGACACAATACCATTACCGGCAGATACCTCAGTAGATCTTATACCGGGTAAAATGATCCTGCAGCATGGATTAAATAATGCAGGTACTCCTGTACTAACAGGGGATATTATAAAAGTTACTTCAACAAAAACGTGTTCTGTGGTTTTGTCAGTTATAGAGAGGGTCTAAATGTCTAAGAGTCCAGTATATATAGGTGCAGGCAGTGCAGAATTATCTGTCCAGTCTGCATTAAATATGGTTCAAGATGGGGAAGATAGTGCATCTCATCTTATAACAATAGCAGATTGGGTTCACTTAACAGATGGCACTACTGTTATTGATCGGATCACTGGAGTAGATTCTCTTAAGTATTCTGCAAAGGAATATGCACAGGGTAGTACACTTGCAGCAGGTGGATCATCTAAGAATTGGGCACAATTAGCTACAACCCCTACCACTAC